GGTTCGTAAAGATATCCACCAATTAATTCACCCGTTACAACAGGTGTAATTGTAATATCTCCTGTAATCGTTGAACCAAAAGAAACATCAACATTAACTTTTATTTTAGGATAATTAAATATTTGGAATCCTTCACCAGATGATGTGAAATCAACAAATTTACCACGATTATAATCTACATTTGAAGTTCCACCAACACCAGCGTTTGCTAATTTAAATGAGTCATCATTTAATTTTTTGATAATGTATGATGTGGTTGTACTTAATCCTTGAACTGGAGTGGTTTCTGCAGAATACTCAACTACCTCTCCACTCTCAAATCCATGATTATCAAAAAATATGGTATTGAATGAAGAAGATATTCCAGCTGGTTTAACTCTTAATTTACGATGTGTGTATCCAGATCCCTCTTCCAATACTTTAACCGCTACTAGAGTATTCTTACTTTCTGTTCTAAATTTATGAATACCACTTGCTGCTGTATCAGTTGATAAACCAACCGTGTTTATACCAGCTGTACCAAATAATGCATCTACTCTACTATTAAATATTCTAACAGTTGTAGGATTGACAGACCTAACAAAATATGGAGCACCATCGGATAGAGTACCAGCAATCTGATTAAGTAAATCATATGCTGTTCCAATACCAATTGGAGAGTTACCATTTGATCCATAATAAACAAGTTCTCCATCATCTAAATTATGTTCTGTTTTAAATGTAATGGTTTCATTAACAATATCAACACCACCATTAAAGAAAATATCTCTACTATCAAATTGCAATTCTCGATTTCGAGTTCCTAATATGGGTTGTAACACACATCCACTACCATTACCACCAGTTAGAGAAATACTAGTAATTGTATCAATATCAAACTCTTGAGGGTCAACGAATACTTCTTTTACTGTTCCTTGAATTATTGGTTCTACAGCAGCACCAACTCCTGTGCTTGTTTCAATACCAACAATTGGTGGATTAACAACATCATATCCGCTTCCACCATTTAAAAGGTCAACAGATTCTAGAGGACCATAATAAATTTGATTGTCAGAAATTGGTGAACGAATTTGAACTCCATTTATTAGAATACCAATATCATTTGTAGGAATGTCTTGATTTGAACTGACAAATAAGTTTTGAGATAATGGAATCTTTCTTAATATCTTATCTGGTTCTAACGATCTACTTTTATGATTTTCTAATACAAATCTATGAATATCAGTAGTTGATGTTGTAGGTCCAACTTGAACAGTGCTTGCAGATCCTATTTGAGCAGTAGAGTTGAATATCCTTATTTTTGTAATATCTTGACTTGGATCATCTGGTATAACGGGGTCAACAAAATATGTTCTACCAGTATCTAATCCAATTAATCCAGCACCTTCTGGTTGATAAGTTACTGCATCACCTTGAATAAATTTTATATTTCTACTGATATTAAAATTAATAAAACTGTATCTATCATTTAATGGATTGAATCCGTCAAGACCTGATGCTGTGCTTCCTGTAAGTGTTTCTTCAATAATATTGGTTGTAATATCATAACTCGGTAATGAGTTAGATGCAACATATCCATCTTGGTTTCCATCAGTGTAAACACTTAAAGTATCAGCAATAATCTCATTATTTCCTTGAGCAATACTTACACCTGAACTTGTTGCTTTTTCAACTTTTCTCCGAATGTCATATAATTGATTTACATCCTGTGTAAATCCTGCGATATTAGATACTGTAATTTGTTTTAATCCAACATTAATACTTGCAACTGTACCACTACCAACAACAACTTGTTCATTTCTTTTTAGAATATCAAATCTATCACCAACTTTAAGGGATGATTTATCAATCGGAGTTTTTAGTGTAAAAGTTGAACTACCAACTGGAATATCAACTTGAAATCTTGAACTTGTATTGTAAATCCATGAATTTGCAAATATTTGTTTGTAATTTTTGCTATCATTTTCTACTTTTTCACCAATATTTTTAACAAAGAAATTTTCACCTTCATTAATTAAACTTATATCAGTAATCGGAACTAACTCAGATAATACACCAGTAATTCTTAAATCAACTCTTTTTGTTAAATCACCATTTTCAAATCCAAAAATAGTTTCATTATCTCTTACATTATGTGCAGTGCCAATTGCAACATTTATACCAGAGCATCCAAAGAACTGATTGATTGATTTTGATGTGTAATTTATGTTTGAATTTGCACCACTTATAATTGTCCCAGTCGTACCAAATCCAACAGTTGAATCTACATTAATTATTGTAGCACCTGCAGGTGATTCATCTAAAACTTTTGTATTACCTGGAACTGTAAATACACCTTCAATTAGGTCACGGTCACTAAATCCAACAAATAATGCAATTTTAAAATAATTTTTACCATCTCTTTTAATTATTTCAACTTCTGATACTGATGCATTTGTTGAGGTGTCAGTTGATTTAAATATCGTTTGACCTGTTAAGTTCTGTGGCTCTCCATTTGGTGTGATTAAATCTGCTACAACTACTTCTCTTCTTATAAATTCAGCATCAGATGGTTTTATAAGATTTCCTTCCAAATCAAGAACTCTCGCATCAACACCATATAATACTTTGAATAAGATTTTTATAGATTCTTCAATTCCTTTTGATTGATAAAAAGAACGTGCAAATTTGATAAAGTTACCAATATCTAAATCTGGTGAAAAATCATTATTTTCTAAACCTGGTAAAAATGTTTTTTTTAATTTCTTAAAAAATTCTTGTATGAATAATACGGATAAATTTTTTATTTCCGCTCCAGAGGTGTGTTCAGATGCTATGGTATCATCAAATACTACATGTTCACGATTAATTTCTAATAAAGATGATGAGATTCCAACATTAAATCCTGATACACCACTAAATCCACGTATGCAACCTGTAAATGAAGTAGAAGTTATACCAGTGTAAGATATTACTTCATCATTAATTTTAATAAGTCCATATTCATCTGGAAAACCTTTAGTTGATGGTACGTTAATAGTTGTATCAGTCGAAGATATATCGGATGTAATTGAAGTAACTCCAACTACAACTTCAGATGTTAAATTTTCAATCTTAATATACTGATCAAAATTATTGATTATATCAACAGCACCACCTTGAAACTCTTGAGAAATATAATATTGCTTCAAAAAATCAGCAGCTTTTGAAAAATCAGTTAAAACAAATTCAGGTAACTGATTCTCAATAATCGTACTAACTTTTATTCTTTTGTCATACTGCGACATAAATTATTTCCTCTCTAAATCTCCATTAGAGTAACTCGATGTGTAGTAATCTCGTGTGAATACAACTCCTGAAACATCTTCACCTGAAGCGATTACATCTTTAAGAGTATTTATTGTGCTTTTGGATACTTCAAAATTAAGATATAAATCTTTTAATCCAATAACATCATTTGATTCTGGAAACGCTTGAACTTCAATTATATTATTTTCACTCACAGTTGATGTTATGTTTATTGTGTTTAGTATTACTTCTCCCTTCTTATAATCAACTATACCTGCGTCTTTAACTAATACGATTTGTTGATTTTTATTATTTTTAGAAACAACACTTAATGTACCTTTTAAACTACCATCAAGATTACCTACAATATTTTTATTGGGAATATCTGTAAGATAAGCTATATTCGTGAATCCGCTAATTGTAAATCCTGTACTTTTTATATTGAATCCTGCTGGATTTATATAAAAACGATTTCCAAAACAAAGTTCATACTGAGCAAATTGATTAAGAAGTGCTTTCATGTCCCTTCTAACAATTACTTTTGTAATATTTGATGTAATTCCATTATCAACACGGTCAATGAGTGTGCTAACCTTACTATATTTGAATCTACCACCGAACTTATTAAGTTCAACGTTATTCGCATAATCATTTAACGAACTTACAATATTGGTTTTTAAGGATGTTGCAGAATCAACTTGGGCAGGGTTGTAGTAAATATTGGATTCTATTTCTACATATAGTATTTTTAAATCGACTATTTCAGAATTTATACCAGCGATAGCGTAACTCTTCAATTTGTTTTTAATTTGAGATTTGTCAAAATCTGACACAAATGTACCATTCTTTGGTTTAATACTGATTTGAACTTTACCAAATTGAGGTGGGTCTAATTCTTCACCACCTACAACTGCAACAGATTCTGTTTGAGGGAAAATTGTACCTATGATTGCCTCATAATCTCTTGGTGTAACTGCTCTATATTGTGCTGAATAAAGTCTTGGAGCAAAATACTTAATAGACGACACATCTTCAACTTCAGCACCGTTAGAAGCGTTTGAGACGGTAGTAATTGTTATGTTATCAGTAGGTGTAAAGAATGAAAATGTTCCATTAGATTCAGGTTTTTCAAATGTGCCTTGGAAACTGAATTGTGATGGACCGTTTCCATCTTGACCATCAGTTACAAGATATTTTGCAGTTACTATTTGAGCATTTTCTAATTTTCTTCCAAATAAACCATCACCAAATAATATTTCATATTTTTCATCTTGAACTTCCTGTGCAAGAAAAATTTCAGAGTTCTTATCAATGTTTAATATATTATCTACCATTGCATATTTTCTTCCAAGTGTAGTATCACCTGGTCCTTTGACATATACTCTCAAAGTTGAACTATCGATATTTGGACTATCAATAATAAATCTTTGATCTTGTGAAGTATCTACACGAAAAACTCTCTGGAGAATAGTTCCTTCATAAACACTGATTTCATTATCAAATTTAGCAAATGATGTGCCACCTATATCTACAACTCTAGTCGATGAAATTTCTTCTGGTATTGAAAATCTATAAGTTGTATTAGATACATTACCAACACAAACTAATCCTGCACGAAGATTGAGGAATTTTGGAGTGCTATCATTTGTTGCCCCCAAGTTTACATCACTGAGTTTAATTCTAGCGATTGCAGCAGTTTTAGAACGTGGCACGTAACCAATAGTTCTTGCAAGTG